AGGAAGAGTGGTCTGACTTCATTGTTTCCACTACAGAGACAGGGGTTGATTCCGCAAAACCTCCGGCCAACAATGGTGGAAAAACAACCATGACCAAGAAAGAAATCATGGAAATCAAAGACACTGCTGAAAGGCAGAAAGCAATTGCGGAAAATCATGAATTGTTCGGCTTTTAAGTCGAGCAGAAAGGAAGGTTTATATGCCTACTACGAATATTACTAATGCCGCTGAAACCAATGTCATTACTACTAATCAGATGGCGAAAGCTCGTGAGGTGGATTTTGTTAATCGGTTCTCTGATAACATTCTCCGCAAGCTGATTGAAGCACTGGGTGTGACTCGGAAGATTCCTATGATGGAAGGGACTACTCTGAATGTGTATAAAACCACTGGCACTCTTCAGAGTGGTGTTGTTCCTGAAGGTGAGATTATTCCTCTGTCTCAGTATGAACGGATTAAGAGTCCTGTTGGCGAGATCACTATTAAAAAGTGGCGTAAGGCTGTGACTGCTGAAGCTATCAAGAAGAGTGGATATAATGAAGCTGTGAATGAAACTGATGCTAAGATGCTGTCTGATATTCAGACTGGTATCAGGTCTGACTTCTTTGGTTTCCTGAATGGTCTTGATGGCACTGTGGTTGGTGCATCCACTCTTCAGGCTGTTCTGGCTAAGACATGGGGTCAGCTTCAGGTGCTGTTTGAGAATGATGCTGTGGAAGTTGTCCACTTCATGAATCCTCTGACCATTGCTGATTATCTTGCCACTGCTCAGATTTCCATGCAGACTGCCTTTGGCATGAACTATGTGGAAGATTTCCTTGGAATGGGAACAGTTATTCTGAACAGTCAGATTCCTGTTGGACATGTGATTTCTACTGCTAAAGAGAACATCATCATGTATTACCTGACTATGAATGGTGAGGTTGCTCAGGCTTTCAACCTGACTGCTGATGAGAGTGGTTACATTGGTGTCCACAATTCTCAGACTGATAATCGTGCTCAGATTGAACTGCTTGCCATGAGTGGTATCACCTTCCTTGTGGAATATGCTGATGGTGTTGTGCTTGGTCAGATTGACAGCACTCCCTCTCTTGGTAGTCTGACTGTTGTTTCTGCCGCTGGCACTGCTGTTGGTGACACTGCTCTGACTGTAAGTGGTCATACCATGGAAAGTGGTGAATCTTACAAGTATAAGACTGGAGACACTGCTCCCTCTGTGGCATATGGTCAGAATCTGAAAAACTGGACTTCTTGGGATGGCTCTTCTGACATCACTGCGGCCACTGGTAAGAAGATTACTGTTGCTGTGGTGGATGCCAACTATCGTGCTCAGGCGGCAGGTAACACCACTGTGACTGCTAAAGCCTAATGGAAGGTGGGAGTAACATGATTCTTTCTGAATTGTGTCAGGAACTGAAAAATTGGTTCTGTGATGTGGAATCAGACATTCATTCAGGGACTTACACAATTGAGAATGGGAGCATGTTACTCCCATTTCTCAAAGATGGACAGTATTTCCGCATTGTAGGCTCAACATTTAATGATGGGGTGCATTGCTATGATGAGAATCTGTCTCTCAAAGATGAAACCTTCTCAGGTGCGGTGTGGTCTATGCGGATTCCTCCATCCGTGATTGATTTGGCAAATCAGATTGATGCATGGATTGAGAAGAATGGTGAAGCAGTTGCATCTCCTTATCAGTCTGAGTCTTGGGGTGGGTATTCTTACTCACTCAAGAGTGGTGGAGCAGAGAGTGGAGCATTAGATTGGAGGACTGCCTTTGGTGGTGCTCTTAATAGATGGAGGAAGTTATGTCCCTGATTGAAGAGAGCATGGAAAATGTCTGTTTCATGGAAAAGACAAGAGTCCCTGATGGAGAAGGTGGATTTATCACTTCTTGGGTGGAAGGAACTGAATTCAAAGCATCCATCACGTTTGATACTTCCATGCAAGCAAGGGTTGCTGATAAACAGGGTGTAACTTCCCTCTACACTGTGACCACAGGAAAGAATGCTCACCTTGAGTATCATGATGTGATCAAAAGGCTTTCTGATGGAAAGGTTTTCAGAATCACAAGTGATGGAGATGACAAGCAGACTCCCGTAAGAGCAATGTTTGGACAGTATCTGCAAGTGACTGCGGAAGAATGGGTGATTCCAAATGACTAAGAATTCTGCTATTCAAGAGTTTTTTGAATCGTTTGGACTTTCTGCATTTCCGTCTGTCTCAGTCCCAACTTCAGGTGATGAGAAACCTTCTTTCCCCTATCTGACTTATACTGTTAACACTGAGCAAGGTGTTGAGAGGGTTGGAGGCACAGCATCCCTGTGGTATAGGTCAGAGAGTTGGACTGCACTGAATGCCAAAGTTGATGAAATCTCTCAGATGATTGGGAATGGCATTGTGCTCTACTGTGATGAGGGTGGAATCATTATCAGGAAGGGCACTCCATGGGCACAACCTATGGGAGATGACATTGATAACATGATCAAGCGAAAAATCTTAACTTTTGAGTTTTTATTTGCTACAACTTATTAAGAGAGGTGAATTGGAATGGCTATGGTGACTCCTGTAAGGCCGGAAACTTATGAAAACCTTCAGCTTAATGCAGGATGCTTTGTCAAGAACTTCCAGTATGAAAGCATTGCAGACGCTGAGGCTCTGAGGACTGCTATTGCCAGTGCTATCACGAGTGGAACAGGCATACTTGGTGCTACTCGTGGTGGTGGGACTTTTGTGGTAACGAAAGAAATCAGAAAGCCTGATGTTGATGGTGTTCGGTATGATTTCAAGGGTGGAAAGTTTGTTGACAGTGCTGATGCTCGTCTGAACACTACCATTATTGAAGTGACTCCTGAGAATATCAAGGATGCTCTTGGTAGTGCTACCATCACTACTACAGGGGACAAGAAAGTAATCAAGATGAATACTGTTATTGCTCCTACTGATTACCTGACTAACATTGTTTGGGTTGGTGATCTTGCTGATGGTAGGTTGGTGGCTATTGTACTGTACAATGCCCTGAATACTGCTGATTTCAGCCTGACTTTTGCTGATAAGAATGAGGGCACACTGCCTGTGGAATTCCATGCTCATCAGGCAAATGTTAATGATTTTGATACTGCTCCTTTTGAAATCATCTATTTTGAATGAGGCAGAATGAGATTGAGTCCTAAAGGGACAGGGCTGATCCCTGTCCCTGTTTTAGTAGATGGAGGTTTTTATGGGCAAGAAACTGCTTGAAAAAAATGGTGCTGAGATGGCATCTGCATTGGTGGAATTGGCTAACCCTATCAGGAACTTCCTTGAGGATGATGAGTTTATGCTCACATTCAGGGAATGCACTAAAAAGGGAGTTAGGAATAAGCTTGAGGCAGTTATGGCTGTGTATGCTGATATGATTCCTCTGCTCTTGGGTGATAAGCATTTAAGTGACACTATTGCTATCATGGCTGTGGTTGAGGGTACAACTCCACAGAAGATGTTAAAAATGAATGGTACTGAGATGCTTGCAGACTGTATGAAAGCATGGGAGGAGCAGATTAAGCCTTTTTTTACACAGCTTGGCATTTCAGCCTAAATCAACTTGTACTGTGTCTTGTTGATCATCCGTTTTTAGAGTCTTGGGATGCCCGTTATGCTTATTTAGTAGCAAAAGCAGAAGAAAGAAAGCTTAGACTCTATGAGATGGATTTGGAGTGGTTGAATGTCAAGAGAGCATATGAAAATCTCCCAAGACCAAGTGAGATTGCCACAAAGAAAGTGCAGAAGGGCAAAAATGATAATCGGACTGCCCAACAGATTAAGGATGATATTGTAAGAAAATTGCTAAAACAGGGGTGATCATATGGAACTGTTTACTCTGCTGACTAAGTTAACACTTGATACAAGTGAATATGAGTCTGCCCTGAATGAAGCAGAAAAACAGGGTGGACAATTGGAAAACATTGAGTCAAGCCTTGGATTAGATGACTCTGAGTTTTATGCAGGGATTGAAGAGGCTGAGAATACTGATGTTGATGATCCTGAGTCTCCTGATCTTGATTTGAATGTTGATGGTTATGAAAGTTCATTGACTGAGGCTGAGGGAAGTACAAAAGATTTTGAGTTAAGTGTTGGGAAAATTTTTGACAATATTGGTGGCATGGTTACAAAAGCTGGCATTGCTCTTGGAATCAGTGCCCTTGTGAAAGATTTGGGTGAGGGTGTTGAACTTGCTCGGAAACTTGGAGATGATATTGATAAAAGTTCTCAGAGACTGAATATTTCCACTGATGCTTATCAGGAGTGGAGTCATGCCCTGAGTCAGAGTGGTGCTTCTGTGAGTGACATCACGAGAGGCATCATGAACATGACTCAGTTTCTTAGTGGTGGTGCATCTGATGAAATAAGTGGTGCTTTTGAGACACTTAAAATCAGTGCCACAGATGCCAATGGTCAGGTTAAAACTACTGAGCAACTCCTGTCAGAGACTATGCTTGCTTTGGCTAATTTCAAAGGCTCTGCTGAGGACAGAGGTGCTCTTGCCATGGCAATCTTTGGCAGAAACGGACAGCAACTTAACGCACTCTTTAACTCAGGTTCTCAGGGGATCAAGGATTTAATTCAGGAGGCTCATGATCTTGGGTTGGTGATGTCCCCTGAAGAGATTGCTAATTCTGTTGCATTTGGGGATGCTGTTGATAACATGCATTCCTCCATTGAAGCACTGAAAACATCCATGGTGACAGACCTTCTGCCTGTGTTGACTGATGTTGCTAACACAGTGGCAAGGGTTGTGGCTTTCTTCAATCCTCGCACACAGCAGAAATCCTTGTCTGACATCTATGCAGACAAAGACAATGCCTTTGCAGAGGAATTGGTGACGATTGAGGGCACATCGGCGGCGGCTGAGACTCTTGCTGATAAATTGTTGGCAATGGGTGATACAAGCAAGATGACTGCTGAACAATATGAGATTTGGAAGAACACAGCAAATGAGTTGATTTCTCTTGTTCCGTCACTTGGTGATGTCATTGATGTTGAATCAGGACAAATTAAAGCAAATAGTGATGAAATTAAGGAAAACATTAAGCAGTGGGAAAACCTTGCCAAACAAAAAGCCTTACAGACACTTAAAGAAGAGAAGTATCAGGCAATTGTGGACACGAACAAAGAATTGATTGATG